AAGTTCTCCGCGCAGACTATTTCTGATGCGACAGGCCCCCATATCGTTCGGAACGATCTCGTCTAAAGGGAAGGTTCCGCAGAGCGGCGGCGCGCGCCTCAAAAACGCGATTGTTGAGCAATTGGAGGATGGCCGCCTCATCTATAAACGTGCTCCCGGTCTGAGCCGCGTCATACAATCTGTGTCTGGTGCGGTCCATACGCGCGGCATGATAATGGCGAATGACGGCACATTGTTGCGTGTCCTAGATGGCCGCGTGGAGAGCGTCACGCAAAGCGGAACGTCCTTCGTCAGTGAAGACAGGGGCGTTTTAAGCGGAACCGATCTCGTGACGCTCGCGCGTAACATGGCGGCGACGCCTGATGTCGTGGGCGTATCCCCGTCGAATGGGGCTTTTGTCTTGTCGGCGACCGGCGCTCCCGGTCCATATCCAGACGCGGACGTTGGAAGCCCGAACGCCTGTTGTTATGTCGGGAGCTATTTCTTTTTCACTTATGGCGATGGGAAATGCCGATCATCTGGCGTCAATACGACAGCGATCAACGCTCTCGATGTGGTGACGGCAGAGGCTTATAGCGATCCTCTTATTCGCCCTGTCGGCCATAACGGGCAGTTGATCTTGTTCGGCACACAATCTTTCGAGATTTGGTCGCTTGATCAACCGAACGCGACAGGTTTCCCCGCGAATCGCGCTACGGTGATTAAATGCGGGCTCGCTTCGACCAATGCAGTAGCAGGATGGGAAGAAGGATTCGTTAAGGAGCTTCTTTGGGCTGGGTCAGACAACATCGTCTACCAGTTGAGGGGATATGAGCCGGTCCGCGTCTCGACGCCGACAATTGAGCGCGATCTACAGGCATTGGCCGACAAGAGCGAGCTTCGCGCTTTCGTCGCGATGCACAACGCGCACCCTTATTGGTTCTTGAAAGGCCCAGGCTTCACGCACGCTTACGATTTGCTCACCTCGACATGGCAGGAGCGCGAAAGCTACGGCCTGATGCGATTCAAGGCTGAGCAATCGGTTCATGCCTTTGGCGATTGGCTGCTCGGGGACGAAACAACGGGCGACGCATTCCGCTTGGATGGGACAGCTTATCGAGATAGCGCCGACTCAATGATTTTCGAGGTGGAGAGCCAAACATCTGATTTATTTCCGCAACGCAAGGGGTGTAAACGTGCTGATTTCCATTTCGTGAACGGAACGGGCGTTTCGGGCGAAGATTCGACGATTGAAACTGAGCCGAAAGTCTTGATCCAGTGGAGCGATGACGGCGGGACGAATTGGAGTCTGCCGCTTGAGCGCAGTTTGGGACGCACCGGCGAATACGATCATCGCGTCACGGTGAAACGTTGCGGCCATGTCGGAGCGAACGGACGTAAATGGCGATTGCGCGTGAGTGATCCGTGCTTCGTTGGATTGTTCGGCGGCGTCATGTTCATTGAGAACTAATCATGCCTGTCCAAAGGAAATTACCCGAGCTTCCGCCTCCTACCGTGCCCATTATCGACCCAAGAACCGGGCTCATGAACGAATCCTGGCGCCGCTTTTTCGTCGAGTTGATGCGAACTCTCGCCGATATGCGCGCCGCGATCCCATAGGAACCTGACATGGCTGACAATAATCTTGGCGCGCTATGGCAACTCATTGGCGCTGGCCAAGGCATTGGCGAACTTGGGAAAGCGCATGAGCAAGCCGTTGGGCGCTTCGGAGAGAACTATTATGATCCGTTCACCAAGGCATATGGTTTCGCGCCAGGATTGCTCGCGAATTTCTATGGCGGCGAGGGCGCGCCAGGATTCGACGCCGCCTATCAACGCTTCACCGAAAGCCCGACTTACCAATATGGGTTGAACCAAGGCGAGGAAAGCGTGAAGCGCAATGCCGCCTCTCTCGGGAGACTTGGCAGCGGCAATACGCTTATGGACTTGAACAAGTTCGGACAGGATTACGCCTCGCAACGTCTCGGCCAGTATTTGAGCGGCCTTGGCGGGATCGCCGATGCGGGGTTCAACGCCGCGCAAGGCCAAACAGGGCGGCAAGAAACGCTCGCGGGCATCGATATACAGCGAGGACTTGGAGCAGCGAACATTTGGAACAATGTGGGGAACAATCTCGCGGAACTTTATCAGCCGAGGCCGCAACAGGGCGGCGGCATTGGGGGGGCGATCGCTGGGGGCCTGAAATTGGGCGGCCAGTTGCTTGGCGGGCTTGGCGGATTGGGCGGGTTTAAACCACTTGGGGCATCCGCATGAAATATTGGAACTAAGGATGCTGTGATGGCATTCGGATGGAATGACGTAAGCCAAATCCTCGGCGGCGCGAGCGATGCGCTTGGCGCTTACCGCCAGCAACGCACGCTTGCCGATTTGGGCCGTTCGCTCGAAACTGGCGACTATAAGGGCGCGGCGCGCGCGGCGCTGGCCGGCGGCGATCTCGGAACGGGCGTAAGCCTCTTGCGCCTGGGGGAAGACGCTGAAGCCAGGCGCTTGCAACGCGAGGCGGATGCGAACGCCTTTGGTCTTATCGGCGGCGGCATATCGCCTCTCGGCGCTGCCCCTGCTCAAGCGCCGGCAAATATCGCCGCCAATGATGAAGTAAGTCGCTATATCGCAGAGGCTGCCGCAAAGCGCGGCATTGACCCGAACGTCGCGCTGCGTGTTTACGCGAGCGAGGGCCGTAGTGGTTATGCCGGGGATAATGGATCGTCCTTTGGACCTTTCCAACTGCATTATGGCGGCGTCGCACCGGGCGGCAACCGCGTGGCGGGGCTCGGGGACGAATTCACGCGCCGAACTGGTTTGGACGCGCGCGATCCCAACACTTGGCGCCAGCAAGTGGATTTTGCTCTCGAACAGGCCGCAAAAAGCGGATGGGGGCCTTGGCACGGCGCGGCGAAGATCGGCATAGGACAGCGAGAGGGGATTGGCGGCCAGCCCGTGCGTGTGGCCGACGCTTCAGGCGCTATCCCGGCGAGCGCGTCTGCCGGCGATCCTCTCGAAACGCGCATCCAAAACATCACGCGCGCGCTTTCAAATCCAAATATCAGCCCGAATGCGCGGCAAATTCTCTCTGTGCAATTGCAGGAAGCGGAGCGCCGCCGTTCCGAGGCGCGCCAAGAGGCGGATCGCGCAGAAAATCGAGCTTTCAGACGACAACAAATAGACTTGGAAGAACGTAAATTCGCCGGCCAAGCTAATCCATATGAACGAAAACTCGCCGAAGAAAGAGCGAAGAATGTTGCGGAAATGGAGCAGACGCGCGCCCAAGCGGCAAGAGCGGCGGAAATGATGCTCCCGCATATCGACAGAGCGGAACAAGCCTACAATACGCTTTCACGGCTCAAGGCTATCGGTCCGATATCTGCTTCGACGCCATCTCGTTTAGTAGGCGGCGTTTTGGGGTCAGACGCTGAAGCCGCCAGGCAAGATTATGAGGCGGCGGCAAAGGAACTCGAACTCGCTAAAGCGCAAATAACTATGAAGGGACAAGGACAGATTACAGAGTCCGAGCGCAAGATTTTAGGCCTCACGCTTCCGCGTCTCGACGCCGCTAAGCCAGAAACAGGCTTGAAAACGTTAAAAATATGGCGGGAATTAGCGAATAAAGCTGTCGGTGAAAATGCGTCGCGTGAGCCATCAGCGCCATCTGAGCGCGGCCCGTCTGTTGGAACAATCGAGGACGGTTATCGATTCAAAGGCGGCGACCCGGCTAACCCCGCGTCGTGGGAGAAGGTCCAATAATGCCCCCTTGGGAGCGTTACCAAACCAAAGAGCCCGCCGCTGCTGGCCCATGGACGAAATATGGCTCCCCACCGGCGGCGCAGGGCAATACGAATTGGAGCTTATCCGGAGCGCTTGAGACGCCAGAAGGCCAAGCGCTCGAAAGCCAATTGAAGGACAGGGCGGCGCGCGAACTTTTGAGCCAAACGCCGGGGGCGGACAGCCCGCTTTATGCTGGTGTTTCGTCGGCCGCCAATACCGCATTGCTCAATATCCCGCGCAATCTCGTCGCTGGCGTGCATGCGCTGCAAACGGGGAAGCCGTTCGAACAGGAATACGCCCGCCAACGCGACATTGATGAAGCGGCGGCGAGATTGCATCCGATCGCATCTGCGGTAGGAACAGGCGCGGGTGCGCTCACGCAAGCGGCGGCTATTCCCGTCGCTCCTGCCGCATCTCTAGCGGGTCGCGCGGCGCAAGGGGCCGCCATCGGGGCCGGGCTCTCCGGCGCATCTGAATTCGCGGATACGAAGGATTTGGAGCGGGCTCGCGACGCGGCGCTTGGCGGCGGCGCGCTTGGGGCGGCGGCGGCTCCTATCGCATCCGCGCTCGCCAAGGGGGTCAACGTCGGCGCTCGTGCCGTTGGCCTCTCCAAGGCCCCGGCGATCCCATCCACGGAAGAACTGCGCGGCGCATCTCAGGCCGCTTATAAAGCCGCCGATGATGCTGGCGTTGTCGTCAATCGCGCAGGCATCCGCAACATCGCCCAAGATATTAAGGGCGCGCTGGCCCAGGAAGCCTATCATCCGAAAAACCAGCCTAAGCTCACCAATTTCCTAAATGAACTGGAAAATCTCTCAATTGGTCGCGGCGTCCCGGGGCAACCGCCAAATATCGGCGTGACGCTTTCCGGCCTCGATACGACGCGCAAGATGCTGCGCGCGGCGCGCGCCAGCGCCGACCCGGAAGAACGCCGTATGGCGAGCATTGCGGCAGAGCGGTTTGACGAATATCTCACAAACCTCAAGCCATCGGAGATCGCCGCTGGACGCAGCAAAGAAGGCATCGCCGCACTCAATGAGGCGCGCTCGTTATGGTCTTCGTATCGCAAGGCTGACATGGTTGATGAGGCGCTACAGGCCGCGCAATTGCGCGCTGCATCGACCGGGTCCGGCGGCAATATCGACAACGCCATAAGAACAGAATTTAAGAAAATTTTGACCAACCGGAAGAAATCCGCCGGATTTACGGATGCTGAAAAAGCAGCTCTGGCGCGTATCGTGACGGCCACGAAGGGACAAAATACGCTTCGCCTGCTCGGGAAACTTTCCCCTGCCGGAGATGGGCTTCGTCTGCTTCTGAATAGCGGGGCTGCTTATGCGAGCGGCGGCTCGACGCTACCGATTAGCGTTCTCGGCGCGGGCGCGAAAAGATTAGCGGACAATGCCACGCCAAGGAACGTCGAAAAGCTCTCACAGCTTATTCGCGCGCGCGGGCTAAACATCACGCCGCAAGACGTGATTGATTCAGTCAAGGCGGAACGGTTGCGGAATTTCTTCACGTCAATCGGCGTCAATGTCGGGAAGATCGCTGGCGATTTAGGTGGAGAAATCGCCGCTGCGGCGCGCGGCGCGGCGGGACAAGCGCCAGCACGCGCAGACAATCAAGACGCTGGCGAAATTCCAGCCGTGCGGCGTCAATAGCCAAACAATCGTAAGGACAGAGACTTGCAAGATCGTTCCTCGCCTGGGGAGGATAGCCTATGAGCGCTAAGCTCTATAATTCGGCCCCCTTCCCTCTATACGACACGGACGGGGACCTAGCGAGCGCGGCCAAGGCGTATTTTTACAACGCCGGCACGTCCACGCCGCTCACCGTTTATCAGGATTCGTCTCTCACCACGCCGCATACCTATCCTATCATCGCCAGCGCTAATGGCGTGTTGGCGCCGATTTATATCCCCTACGTCGATTATCGGGTTCGCATTCTCAATTCATCTGGCGCGCTCATTTTCGAAGCGGACGGAATCGCGAACCCGGCCCCAGTTGACCCGAATGGATCGCTTCCGACAACCCAACTCTATCAGACCGGGCATACGACGTGGAGGCTCTCTGGCGGCCCTCTCGACGGCTTCGTCCGAATGAATGGCCTCACTATTGGCTCGGCGTCTTCCGGGGCCACGGAACGGGCCAATAACGACACGCAAGACCTGTTCACCTATCTCTGGAACAATCTGACAGATTCTATTGCCCCCGTCTCTGGCGGGCGCGGTGCTTCCGCTGCGGCGGATTGGGCAGCGAATAAGCCGATTGTCGTTCCCTCGATGCAGGGGCGTCTGCCGGTCGGCGTGGACGATATGGGTGGCGCTGCGGCGAATGTCGTTCAAGTCTCTACCACATGCTCGGCGACCAATGGCTCGGCTAATATCACCGTGACGAGCGCGGCCGGCCTCGGGCGCGGCATGTTCGTGCTCATTTCCGGCGTGGCGGCGGGGACGATTACCGCGATCAGCGGCACGACGGTCACGCTCAGCACGCCTTATGCTGGATCGACAGGCGGCGGCAAGGCGCTGAGAGCTTCTTATTTCTCGGATGCGCAAGGCGCTGGCGTCGCTGGAGGCTCGCAATCGTTTCAACAGACCACGGCAGAACTCGCGGCGCATAACCATGGCGTGACTGACCCAGGCCACTTCCACGCTTATGACGTTGGCGGAACAGGCGGCGGCGGCGCGGCATCTGGGACGAACGTGCTCGGCACGCAAAACACACAATCGAAGGTGACGGGCATCACGATCAATAATAACGGTTCCGGCCTTCCCGCGCCGCTTATTCAGCCGTCGCGCCTTGTGACATTTTACATCCACTTGTAGGCGCCGCCCATGCTCAGAAAAACCTTTAGGCTGGTTTCGTCCTATGCTGATTTCAGTTTTTCAGACCAAGTTGTCGATGAAAACGGCAATGGCGTTTGGGGCGATCCTATCCCGGCGGATGTCGTGGTGTCGTTCAAAATCCTGCCCGAGAGTCTTCGCGTCGTCTATGATTATGGGTTTGTCACGAGTGACGCGCCGCTTATTTCAGCATCATCGGACGATGGCTCCGGTCTCATTACGGCGCTCGTAAACGGCTATTATGAGATCGCCATTCCGCGCGCTCAAATGCGCAATCTCGCCCCCGACAATCTAAATTCCGCGCTGCGTTATCGCCTCTTCGTAAACGTCTCGACCGCTGCGGGCGACACGCAACAGCTTGTCGCGACGCTTCCTGTCTATCGAGGGGAATGACATTGGCCGTTATCTCGAATGTCGTCAAATTTCCGGCGCGTGTCACAGTTGACGCGCCGCTGCAATTGACAATCACTGGCGCGAGCTATCGTTTTTCGCTCGATGTGTCGGCGGTTCAAGGCGGCGATGTTACGGTCTATCAGCTTCGCTGCGCGCTTCGCTCGCTCGGGAATTTCTTCACGGTCAACAATCACGCGAGCTTTGCCGTCGATCCTGGGACATATCCATACGAGAAATGGGTTTCAGGAGGCGCGCGCACGTCTTATGGGGACTCCTTTTCGACTGCCATCGCGGCTGTGATCGGAGCCCCCGCGACGCTCGCGGCCTATAATCTCGCGCCAAGCATTCCTTAATCGCTTCTCGCTGGCTGGCCTCTCCTAAACATCAAGGGAAATCTGCAATGCGGAAACTGACGCGATTCGTCGCGGCGTCGCTTTTCTGCGCGCTTTCGAATGCGGCTGAAGCTGCTTATTCGTCGATGTTTTGGGGGATTGATGTCTCCGTCGATCCCCATAACATCGGGATCAATCTCAACGGAACGTGGTATAATTTCGCAACGATTTCGAGCGGCGGCACGGTCGTTCCCGGCGGCTTCCCAACCTTCACATGCGCGCCATCGACATGGGTGAGTTCTGGGGCGTCTGGCCTTCCAGTCTGCACGCAACCCGACGCGCTCAACGTCTCCTTCACGCAAGCCGGGACAGGCGCGGCTGCGTCTACCGTTGACGCGCGTCTGAAACAGGAAGTGTTCGTCACCGATTTCACCGGCGTTGATCCGACCGGCGCGACGGACAGCTCGGCCGGCATTCAAAATGCCATTTCGACGGGCAATCGCAAGGTGAAATTTCCATGCGGGACATATCTTCTAAACACGCCGCTTAATCTCCCTTCCAATATTGAATTGGAAGGCAGCGCAAATTGCGTGACGCTTCGGCTTTCGACGAGCGCCGCTGTCGTCCCGCAGCTTGTGAATATTTACGGGACAATTTTCCAACTCAATGGAGTTTCGACCGCTTCTGGCTTCTTTGCCAACGCTGATATGATCAATGGCAATTCAAATATTAGAGTTAGAGGTTTCAAATTAGACGCGCCAGCGGGTAGAACAAATCTATATTATGGTTTTTGGCTTTACAAAACTGATCATACAATTATTGACGATGTTCATATGTTCGGCCAAGGAACCGTTTATGACGGAAATTTTGTCGGATATATCAGCACTTCTTACGATCATTTATCTCGCAGCAGTTATATTGGGCAAGGTTCTGAAGGCTGCGTTGATATTTGGGACGGCGGACACGACATTGTTTGGACGGACAATGTATGTGATGCCGGCGGAGTTGGTAATCGCGGGTTCACCGTTAATGGTATTTCGTCAGCCAGAGGCGCTCCTACTTACCCGTCAATAGGTAAAACATCATATAACGTTGTTATGAAAGGTAATATAGTTAAGAATGCAATATCAACATGTTATATGATTATGGGGCTCCACGACTCTCATACAGTGCCGCCGGTTGCGACTACTGGAGTCGTTGAAAACATTGAGGCTGTCGGTAATATTTGCGATGGCGGCTCTCTGAATGGATTTACTATCGGTGATGGAAAAAACATTACGCTTTCTTCAAATATTGTAAGAAATGTTAATGGTGTATGCTATAGCGAGGCATCTGATTATATATCGGCTCCATTAAGCGATGTTATATTAGATGGGAATATCTGCGAAAACTCTAATGCGGCCGCCGGTAGCAATTCAGCCATTTATTTGGGCAACGCAAATGGCGTATCTGTAGATAGGCCAGTTGTAACAAATAACATTGTTGCGGGGTCGCAGCATCAATACGCGCTTCGAATTTGGTCAGGGACAACTAATGCGCAGATTGCAGATAATAAATTTGTTGCAGGAACAATTGGGGCAATTTTGGATGCAGGATCAAACACAACAATAAGCGGGACTGATAATGATCAGATTATTTCGTCAACAGCATTCCGGCCTAGGAAATATTATATAAACGGCGCCAACGACAATGACGGCGGGGCTATTGTTTTTAGAAAGAATCGCGCAGGCGGGACAACTCTAGCTAGTGACAGATCAGGGCACGTTGCTTGGGAAACATATGACGGAACTAATTATTTGCAGATAGTCGATCTATATGCGTCGCCGACATCAGTATCTCCCGGAACGGCCCCAGGGCAATTGATTGCCAGTTTTGACGGGGTTAATTCGCTAATTCTCACGAAAACAAACGCTAATTTTAATTCAGTAGTCAACACGCCTGCATCAACAACCGGCCTTCCATCTCTCCGTATCCCGCACGGCACGCGCCCGACCTCGCCGACAAACGGCGATGTGGCGACGGAATCTGCCGCAGGACTGCTCGCTTACATCAACGGCTCATGGCGCACCTATGCCGATCTCGAAAGCGCGCAGACGTTTTCCGGGCAGAAAGATTTCGAGCTTGCGCCTAATATTGGCTCTGCTGTCGCGCAAAAATTCAGATTTGGCACGCGGCTCAATGTCGCGTCATTCCCAGTCCCCAATGTATCCCCAACACAAGATAATACCGTCATTGCATTCGATGTGCTTCCGAAAGGCACGCCTGTAGAACAAGCGAATAATGGTTTTGCATGGGCAGACATCTGCGATGGCGATTTCAATGCCAACGCTAGTGTCGTTTCGTCATGTGCGCGCGTCGGCATTACTTCAGCGGGAGCTGTCTTTGGGAGCCGACAGTTTAATGGCGCATCGCTCCTGCCGATCATATTCCAAATCGGCCAAGCCGGCTCATCAATGTTCGATGCGGCACGTTTTGAGACCAATGGAGATTTTTCGCTCCTAGCCGGTAGGGCGAAACTTGCCGCTTCGACAACATCTCGCGCATCATTGAATGCTCCGCATGGCACCGCCCCGACGAGTCCTGATAATGGCGATATATGGACGGAAACGACAGGCGTTTATGCTAGAATAAATGGCGCGACCAAACAGCTAACTCCAACTGATTCTACCGTTTTCGCGAGAGCCACAACTTCACAGACTTTCACAGCGAGCGGAACTTATACCAAGCCGGCCAATGTCAAATTCATCGACGTGCATGCAATTAGCGCGGGCGGCGGCGGTGGCGGCGGCTGTCGCGTAGCTGCTTCAACGGCCGCGAGCGGCGGCGCGGGCGGCGGCGGCGGGGCTTATGTCTATGCGCGATTCCCGGCATCAGCCGTTGGCGCAACGGAAACCATCACCATTGGCGCAGGCGGGACGGCAGGAACAGCGGCGGCTGCAAATGATACCAATGGTGGTGATGGAGGCGCGGGCGGCGCATCGAGCTTTGGCTCATTGCTCAAAGCATGGGGCGGCGGCGGAGGCGCTGGGGGCCAAATAGGAACGGCTTCCGGCGGCGGGGCTGGCTCCGGTTCAGGACTTGTGTCCGCAGCGAACAATGGTTCCGGGGCATCCGGAGGCACGTTCTCTTTAGGTGGCGCGAACGGAGGCTCTGGAGCGGCGGGGGCGATAAATGAAAAAATCGGCGGTGGTTCTGGAGGATCAGGGAGCAGCGCCACAGGCGTTGCCTTTACCGCTGGCGCGGCGCTTGGTTCTGGCGGCGGGGGCTCCGGTGGAGGTTTCACGGCTGCAAATGGCGTGAATGCGGGCGGCGCTGGCGGAGACGCGAGATATGGCGGTTTGGGCTTAGGAACAGGCGGCGCAGGGGGTGCGACAGGAGTTGCTGGTAGTGTCGGAGGCGTAAATCTTTCGGCGGCGATGAATGGCCCGTTTGGGGCCGGCGGCGGCGGCGGCGGATCGCATGTGACGGCCGCTGGCGCCGGCGGCGCGGGCGGCGTGGCAGGCGGCGGCGGGGGTGGCGGCGCATGCGCACAGAACGGTGGAACGGCTGGCGCTGGCGGCGCGGGCGGACGCGGAGAAATCAGAGTGGTTGAGCATTATTAATGCTCAACCATCCCTGCGCGCTCGCTGATATCCGCTAGTCTCTCGATCTCTGCAAGGACAGCGTCCATCGTCATCATCGCATCGCTTCTCAAATAACGCGCATATCCAGGTTCATATCTTTCGATCTTCGAAAATTCGTCGCCGAATTTCTTTCCAAGATAGGCGACGACCATCACATCAAGCAGCTTATCGCGCATAGCTAAACCTCTACAATTACAAAGGTGACGCCAAATCTTGCCAGCGGTTCGCGCCGTTTGCAAGGCCATACCCATTAGAGGGCCAAATGCACGACATCGGCGAAATCCAGCTTTGGCTGGTCGTCATTCTCGGCCTTGCGACGGCGGCGATAAGCGGATGGGTCGAGGCGAACCGATGAACATCCTCGCGCGTCTCGCCGTCGTCGCGTTGGCGGCGGCGCTCTTTGTCGCTCTTCTGCGCGATCGGCGTTCGTAAATCTCAACATCACCGAAAGGAAAAGCTCATGGCTTTTAGTCTGAGCGCCGGCAGCCTTGCGCTGTTGGCGAAAGCGCATCCTGACTTGCAAGCATTCGTGAAGCGTCTCATTCAAGTGACGCCGATTGATTTCAAGGTCGGCGAAACGGCCAGAACGCTTGCTCGTCAAAAGCAGCTCGTGAAAATCGGGGCGTCGAAAACACTCAATTCCAGACACCTTGTCGGCAAGGATGGATTTTCGCACGCGGTTGACCTTCACGCCTTTTCTGGCGGCGAGGTGCGTTGGGATTGGCCGCTCTATTATCAGATCGCGAGCGCGGCGCAGAAGGTCGCTATTGAGCTTGATCTCCCGATCCGATGGGGCGGCGCCTGGAAAGATTTGCGCACGCTCAGCGGCCCGGCGACGAAATGGACGGCCGGCGTTCGGTTTATGGACGGGCCGCATTATGAACTCCCAGCCATCAAGAAATACTCATGATCCGACAATGGCTTTACGAAACGACGGCTGTCTCCGTCGGGGCGACGCTCGGCTTTGCTCTTGGGCTCGCGAGCGTCGTGATTGAAAAGGCGCGGGAACGACGATGAAAGCAGTGACCATCATAACCGCGTGGTTCCTTCTAGTCACTCTATTCGCGTGCCTCGTGCTTGAGGCATTCGCGATCATTTCGGAGCAGTGAAATGGAAGTCTTGAAAACAATCCTCATGGTCATCGGCGGTATTGGGCTCTTCGTCGTCGGGCTCTCAATCGCCGTCAGCATCGCGTATAGCCGAGGCTGGAATCCTTTCAAATAGCGGGGGCGTATCATGCCTATAACCCCAAGAAGCCGCGCATGGAGCGCGCTCGCATCGGCGAGCAGGGACTTCTCCAAGATGGCGCGCGATCTCGGCGAGGCGCTGCGCGAACTCGACCCAGATGCGAAGGGCTTCCTCGCCATCCTTTCACATGCCGAAGAGGATGGCCAAATGATCGGCCGCTCATGTGATTTCAAGGCTCAAGCCGCGCTCGTGAAAGCGCGCGCATCGGGTTGGAGGGACGGCGATGAAACTCCCTGAATGGCTTGAAGAGCTTATCCGTAAGTTGCGCCCGCAGGGAGAGCCGACCGTCGCAACGGCTTAGAGAATCCGAGTCGAGCGGTTCTCGACAATACCCGAAGAGGAAGAAAGCAAATGGTTGGACAAATTACCGAAGGCTCGATTGAGCAGGAAATTCAGAACAAAGGTCTTAACGCTCCGCGTCTTTCGCCGCAGCATATAGATGAGCAGATCATGTCGGAAGCATATTATGTATTTCCAGGAACGACATTAACGATTTGCGCTCTCACGCTGCGCAATGGTTTCCACGTCACTGGCCAAAGCGCGGCAGCGAGTCCAGAAAATTTCGATGCTGACATTGGTCGCAAGATCGCAAAGGACAACGCGCGCAACAAAATTTGGGCCCTAGAAGGTTATGCGCTTCGGAATGCTATTTGCGGGCGCGCGCCGTTTAACTCTGGGTTCTGAAGTGCGCGCCGGCGCATTCCGGCAATCGAAAGGAAGTGAAATGGCTGAAGTAGCGAAAACCGTCCCCGTCGTCGGCACTGGCGCTAGCGGCGACCTCGCCAGAACCGTTGTCGCGAGCGCGCTGGGCTTCGCGGCGGCAAAGGGCTGGATTCCGATGGAATGGGTGAACGCGCATCCTGAAGTCGCGGGCGGCCTCGCCGTCATGCTTGCCGCCGGTTGGCAGTTGGTCGCCACGAAAATGAAGTGGTGATCCTATGCCGTCCTGGGCGGTCCTAGCGGCTATCGTCGTCGCCGGAGCGGTCGTCTATCTCCTGCGCCGTCGCCTATTCGACATGATCGCATCGGGCGGCGGCGCGGCGGAGAGAGCGAAGCGCGCGGAAGCTGATAGAGCGACGCTGCAAAAGCAAACCGAAATCCTGCTACAAGATCGGACAATCGAAGACACAGCGAGGGACATGGAAAATGGCCAGTTTTAAGACTCTCGCAGTTGTTAGCGCGCTCGCTCTCGCGAGCTGCGCCTCGACGGGGGGCGGCGCGCCGCCTCTCGTCACCTATTCAGTCGCGACGCAGCGTCAAGCCGCCGCAGAGCTTCGAAAATTGCCGAAAGACTCCGCGCTCGCGCGGATGATCGTCGATTACGGAAAACAGCGCGCCGCGATCCGCGCCGGCAGGAAATGAAGCGGGCCACGCGGTCCCAGCAAGACCGCGCAGCCCTACACCGGCCAGTTAGGGACTAGCCGATGCTGCGGCGAGCCTAAAGGCCAAAAAGTTAATGCGCGATTTAGGGACGCGAAAGAGAATGCCGACCCCCCGTTGCCATCTGAATAATTTGCTTGAGCCGCTTGTTCACACAACATCTGACAAAATCTCAACCGCGCTGGCCGCCAGCGCGATCACATCGCCGATATGGCTTGCGTGGCTAAAGGCGATCTCTGAAATCGCCGCGCTTGTCGCACCTATCCTCGGAGCGTGCTTGCTCGCCGTGAATCTTGTCGCGGCGGTCCTGAAGCATGTCAGGGAAGCGCGATCGTCTTAGCGCAGCCACATGTCATAGACCATGCCTCCGACGACGACGGCGATAAGGATAAAGGCGCTCACGCATAGGAGCGGCATTACATTACCTCTCTATCTCTTCGGGCGCGTGTTGGTAGCACCGCTTCGCCTTCTCAAGCTTCGCGTTCAGTTCTTCAGCCTGTTTGATGTAGAAGCCAACTACGTCTTTGACGCTCGGGAATCCATGCTCTCGACCTTCGGCGCGCATGATCGCCCGCGCAGCCTTGCGGTCGGCTTCCCAACGAGCATCGAGCGCGGCGCGTAAAGAGTCGCGTTCACGCTCTGCTTTAATGGCGCGTTCGGTCGCTGCTGCTAGCTTGAAACACAAATCATCTTCTGCGTGCGACAGCCATTCTGAAGGGAAAATTGGAGGACGTGAAGTGTCGGTCATTGGCTTTCTATATTTTTCTCATAATAATAAGTCGTTCCATCTTTGCGTTTGCATTCGTAAGTGGGATTCTTAGACCCACATGAAACTTGTTGCATGGGAATGCAAAACTGCTTGCCATCCTTCGGCGGATCACAGTGAGGCACTGTAAAACATGCCACGGAGTTAATTACTGTCGCTATGATCAGTGTGCATGTGTCGGTCATTGTTTTTCTCTATCAGCATTTGTGTAAAATCCGCCATCCCCGCCGCCGGTTTTGCCACGGATTTCTTTCCTTCCCCTGGCGAACCCTGCGAGATTCGAACTCGCGACCTACCGCATCATCTTCGTCTCCTCAATATCGCCACCTCGTTCCGCAGATGATCAGGAGAGAGGTGATCGCAATGCCGCTCGATCATCGCCGCGCTGGCTCGAGAACAAAAACTGGACGCTTTCCCCGGATTTTCCCCGGATCGAAACGCCATGTTCTTGCGCCGTTCTGCGCGATCTTGCGCGGAATGTTCTTTGCGCTTTTTGCAAACAAAAGCAATTTCAGTTGCTTAATGGTGGGCGGCACAGGGATTGAACCTGTGACCCCTCCCGTGTGAAGGGAGTTTTTAGTCATTGCATTTCAACTTCTTAGCTTGTTTTTGCATAAATTTCCCGGATTTTCCCCTATCTCGCTCCGTCGGCAACCTATCGGCGCGGCGCGCTTCCTCCGTCGTCACGACATGCGCATATCGCGCCGCCGACTTCTCATCAGTCCAAGCGCCGGTCCCGACAAGCCCGCGAACGTCGAGGCCGCCATAGCGCCGCATCCAAGTCGCCCATGTATGGCGCAGGATGTGAAATCCCGTCCGCTCTGGAATGATGATGCCAGCGGCCTCGAAAACCTCATCTAGCCACGTATAGAGCCTCCCGCATTTGCGGAAGCGAAAGACGCGATCACCAGGCCTCTCCAGCCCGCGCGGATGATTGGCAAGCGCCGCTACGACGACAGGCGGAAGATGCACGCCGCGCGGCTGCCCGTTCTTCGTCGTCGGGACGTAGGCGAAAGACTCGCCCAATTCTAGCCTATCGAGCGTCATGCCTGTGCATTCGCTGAGACGCATTCCAGTGTATAGAAGCGTCCGCAAGAAAATCCCAAACTCCGCATCCTTGGCGTCGGCAGCCTTGAAAAGCGCAAACGCCTGTTTCGGCTGGAGCCAATCGACGCGCTTTATCCCGCGCCATCCTTTGGGGCGTTTTATCGTCATTTCGACGCCGGCCGCTTTCAGCACTGCCGAGACCGGAGTATAAATTTGCCGATTGCGCGTCTGCGGCGACGATCGCGGGGCCAGTTTCACAGCCGCATCATGGATCGCGGCGGGGGTGATTTCTGAAATTAGTATTTCTCCAAAATGGGCGATAATGCCGCTCCATTGCCCGGTCTTTTCGTCATAGCGGCCGAGGAAACGGCCTTCCCCGCCAGCGTCGAGATAGGCGACGGCCGCCTCAAGAAATGTCGGCCCTGTAGCGCCGCGCTTTATTGGCTCTGGCGAAAACAAATCACGTTCGATTTGTTGTCGCTTGGCTGCGAGCGCCTTGCGCGCGAGCGCCTCGCTAGGTGTTCTTGTGCTTTCTTCCACATAGACTCCGAGGTGTGTGCCTCGGATCGTCCAGTTCGGGCCTTTTCTTTTCCCTGGCGGGATGAGCTTGAGGGGCATGGCAGGGCCTCGATAATCTGTTTAAGGTCGCCCTCGGTGAAAACCCGAGAGCGTCCGAGCATCCTTCCATAAGGCTTGTCGCGCAAGAAATCTTGGAGCCATCGTTTCGACTTGCCAAGCCGCTCTGCGGCGTCGGACATGGATAGGAGAGCAGAGGATGTCATTTCACCACTTTCAGGCGCGCGATAGGCGCATGCGGATGGGGCGTGGCGAGGCTATCACGCGCTTCCGCCCTCGTTCTCAATGCCAACAACATGTTCGCCTCGCGCGACGATCCCCGCCACCGCCGCCCATAGTCCGACGAATTGCTCCTCCGTCGGCGCGTAATTATAGCGATTCAACAATTCGAAGGTCTCGGCGGCGCATTCGGTCATGATGACAGAAAGCACCATGAGATCATCGCCGTCTATTTGAGCCTCGGCGAATTGCGCTATAGCAAGGCGCAGTCGCTTCTGAAGCCTGCGCGCGCTCGGATCATCCGAGCCTTCAGCTTGCTTGAAGGGCTTGCGCGTCATCGCGCCTCCGATGATTTGTTGGCGATGACGGCGCGCACTTGGTTGAGCGCCTCAGCGTCTGTCCGACCTTCGCCTTTCACAGCGCGGCCGTTTTTGGTGAAAAGCCAGAAGGTGTGCGGCTCGCGATCAAGGCGATAGTCATTGTGAACCGCGACGCTCCATCCCTTCGCGCGAATGTCATCTGGGAGAGATTCCCTAACGTCAGCGCCAATGCCGATCTCTCTGGCAAGGCGAAGCGCTTCGATGCGCCGCGCAAGTCGCTCGTTTTCAGGCATGTCCATCTACTCGACCTCATCAATCCACGACCATTCTGTAATCGAAAGAGACGAGTTCCTTGCGCGGCTGCGGTAGTGCTCTCAGATCACGGTCGAAGGCCGCGAGATTGGCTTCATCATGCGTCTGAGGCTGGACGCAGCGGATGAAGGCGAGCACTTCGACGCCGCTGTCCGTGACGCCTTTCCAGACGCGGGTTGGCGCTCCGTCGAAGGTTTGCATCCTGTCGGTAGGTTCAAGCGTGAGTTTCATGCTTTCTTGTCCTCTTCGACTTTGTGCCAGCCATAGCTATTGAGGTTGAAGAACCACTCGCGTGCAGCTTCTTCGATTTCTTCGTCAGTCGCATCGTCGTCGAACTCTTCAAAGTCCTCGCGATATCCGCCTGACATGCTGTTTTCACACCAGAATCGTATTTTCATCTCGCCTCCGGGAATTCGCTGTGCTCAACGCCGTCGAGATCGCCTGCCACTAGGTGGCAGAGGAAATCGCAGGCCGGGACGAGTGGCTTAGTCATCGGCCAATTGATTGGGATATCATCGATGAAGATGCGCTTGTTGTTGATGCGCGCAAGGCGCACACCGAGTTCTCTCGCGTAGGCTGCGGTGCGCGCGAACCTGTCGGGGAAGTGATGGCGGTATAGAGCCCAATAGTCAGGACTTGTCGCCTTGCCGCATCCGGTTTGGAGACAGTTCGCGTTGGGAAATCCCATGGCATATGATCGAGGCAGCTCGATCCCCCAACACTGCATCATGGCCAATGTATCTACCTTCGTAACACCCCGCTCGATAAGCGGGGCGCGGACGGTCAATTCAGGGTAATTGGCCTGCAATCGCTCGAAGCGTGCGATGTCAAGTTTGTCCGCTGTGTAGCCAAAAACGTGAATGTCGGTCGGGCGCTGGAATGTGAGACGCGGTGCGATCTTCATTTCGACCGTGCATGGCGCGCCATCAATGCCGGCGATGAAGCGGCGCTTCTGCCATACATCCCAAACGCTTTCATATTTTTCCGATTTTAGGACCGTGACGGAGCGGTTCAGGAGGCGCATCACGTCTGCCTCGAACCTGTAATTATCAGGGTCTTCGTTTGATGTCTCGCATCGGGCAATGACCGCCTCCGGCTGCTCTCGCAAGATGATCCGCGCCGCTACCGCGCTCGCGGCGCCCGTAGACCACCAAATGATGGTGCGCTGCCTCATCGCGGAAACTCCGAGTATTCCTTGCCGTCAAGTAGGCGACCGGCGCGGGACTTGCCGACCATCTTGCCCGTGTTCGGATCGCGCGCCCGATTCTCCGTGCATATTGGGCCGCCGACAGATCGGCGCGTTTCGCCTCGGATGATCTTTGAAATCCGAGCGACGCCGACACCGAAGCTTGCGGCGAGCCCAGACATGTCCATAGCTCCGTCCGCATATAATCGCCTGACGGCCAAGACTTGTTCGTCAGTCAGGCTCTTGTGATGTTCAACGCTATGAGCGATGCGCTTTTTCAATTCGAGATTGGAAAGGCGGTTGTCGGTCTTGTTCTCGTTCTTATGGTGAATAAGCTCGTCTTGGCTAGGGAGTGGCCGGCCGGCCGCGGCCCAAATGACAAGATGCTCATAGGCATAGCCATTTGGATCGGCGAGAGGGTGATCGTCCCCGACGCGCAGTTTCACATACCCGTTGTTGGCGACCATTTTCTCTTCTGACCAACGCGGATGGGCCGGCCCCTTGGCGTGGTTCGCGTGTTTACCGCGCATCGGGGAATTCCTTGATTTGCATGTCATCAGGGATCGCGGAACGCTCGGCTTTGGTCTTGCCGCTCATCTGCTTCATGAAAAACGCGACGCCCGCCGCCTTGCATTGATCGCGCAAGGATCGCGCCCAATCGGGATGCATCGGCCGCGCGTTATGTCCGCTCTCGCCGCCGCAGATGATCCAATCGAGCTTCGTCCCAATTCGGCGTGTTACAATGTCGCTGAAGGGGTTCTCGCGAAGCCCCGTGAGCGCATTGAGGTTTTCGGCACCTTCCGCCAATGCATTAAAATCGATCGCCCCCAACAGTGGCTCGACGCTCACGAACCTCACCGCCGCCGGTGTCGCGAGCAGCTCGGGAATGCGCTCGTCGGCGCGCGGCTGATCTTCTGCGGTGACGCCGAGCCAGACGTTCGGAAGCGGCCAGCGTGCGGCCTCGACATCATAGAGCGCGCGATGCTCTGGCGTCGTCACGCCTATGCGCGCGATGACCTGATGCTTTGTGATCGGCAGTGCACCAGGTGGGAACGCTTCCGGCAAAACAATCATCCAGTCGCCAGCCCGCGCGCCAATATAATCCCGCATCCGCTCCGGCCGCTTCGTTAAAAGCAAAAACCGATGCTGTGGGCAAAGCGCCATGACAGCGAAGATGCGATCGAGCCATTCGTCTGGGACCCAATCGCCGAAAATATCGGTCATCGAGCAAACGAAGACGCCGCGTGGCGCGCGCCATTTGAGCGGCGCCAGCAATGTCTTTTTGTCGAGATAGACTTCTACATCGCCATTCTGCCGATGGCCCGGTTTATAAGGCAGGCCAGTCCCTCCGGTCGTGCCGGGCTTCATATTGAGGCGTTCGGCGTAACAGTTCTCGCAAGCCGGCGAGACCTTCTCGCAAAACCAACCGGTCTTGCCCGTCCTCGCGTTGCGTGCGCGGATTGGGTTCCAAGTCTCGCCTTTTGATAGCCCAGCAGATGCCCACTCTATTTTTGTGCTCATCGATTAGTCCTCGCGAATTCACCGTGTAACTGCTCTGCGGCAGCCTCATAAGCGCGCCGTGCGTCCTCGAATGCGGAGAAACACCCAAGATGAATTTGGAATCCATTTTTCTGGATGAACGCGCGCCATTTACGCGAGCGTCTATGCCATCCTACGCCTTTCGCGCCGCTTCTATTGTTTGAATAAAGAGATTTGTTCGCTTGGTTTTGCGAACCTGTCGCGAGACGAAGATTTCTCCACCTATTGTCGAGTTTGTCGAGATTTATGTGATCGATTTCATGCGGTGGCCATTCTCCTGTCATGTATAACCAAGCAAGACGGTGAGATCGATATTCTCTCCCATCAATACCGATGCGGAGGTATCCTTTGCTATCGAGCGACCCTGCGCGCGATCCGATAGGAACGCGACTATGCGGGGCGCTTATCCATGTCCAGGTGCCCGTATCAAAATCATAATGAAGTGCTTCGCGAAGACGCTCCGCTGACAACGCTTCGCCGCGCCCGAGGCCGGCGTGCGCCCATTCTATCTTCGTCATCTCGTCACATCCTCGAACAATGCGCGCCTTGGCGGCAGTGGCAGCTTGTCTCGCGCGGGCCCTTCGGTTTTCGGCCGTCGCGGGATTTTCTGACCCGCGCGCTTGATCCCGAGCGACGCCATTTTCTGTCGCTTGGCCCTGGCGATGCGCGGGATGTCGTCCGTCGCTGTATGCTCCCGATGGCATTTGCGATGCGCGATTTTCAAATTCTCGCCGTCATCTTTCCCGAGCAAGGCCAATGGCCTGTCGTGACTTACGTCCCATGCCTCTCCAGCGACGATTTGCCTTTCACATAGATGGCACCGGCCTCCATTGCGCTCGAATATTGCGAGACGTTCGCGACGTGAGATGCTGCGGCGCTTATTCATGATGGGTGCGCCTCAGACATTGCCATTTCAAAATCATCATATTGCTTTTCTATATAACGGTTAATTTCATCAGCGCAGACATTAACGCATTTATTGCATATTGCGACGCCGAGTTTATTATTGATAACCGTGAAACGTATCGACGGGTCTGTAGACGGTAGGCCACAGAAAGAGCAGATGACTGTCGATTGATGATCGTCGCTCACGCCGCCTTCCCCGCGTTTTCTTGAAGATTATCCGCGTTCACGCCGATCAAGCTCGCGCAGTAATCACGAACGGCGCGCTGCGATTCCAAGAATCGTTGCTTTTTCATCGCGCGATAGGACTGACTTGAGGCGGTCCATACCGTTACGATGTTCCCTTGCGTGGTGACGATTGAATATTCGTCAATTGGCCGCACGAAGGCTGCGAAGCGTTGCGCCTCGGCCTTAGACGCACAAACATGCTGGCGCTGCGTCGCATATCCGCAACGGATAAGCGCGTATTTTCGAAGATGCTCCGGCGTAGGAAATCTCTCTGCCAAATGTTCCGGCAAATTCGCCCACGCCTCGCGTATCGCCGCGAAATACGATCGGTGCGACGCTTCGGAGCGTTCCTCGATGCGCTCAAGGCGATAAATTTCGCCAATCACATATTCATGATCAGCGTCGCGCTTGGAGCGCCCGAGCGCTTCGAAAACGCCTTCACCTTGGTAGCGCGCGACGATAGGCAATGCCACTTTCATCCGAATGCCTTCTCTGCTTCGCAGTAGATCGCCATCAGATGTTCATAAAGCTCCTTGTCGAGGCTTTGAATATGGTCCGCGACGATCTCGTCCCATGCCCGTTCGAGCGCGTCTGAATCTTTGGCTGCGACGGCAGCGTCGCATGCATCACGCAGCTTGCCGATGATCGGCGCTTCGCGTTTGGCCGGCGACGATGGAGGATCAGGGATAGGCGGCTCCGGCGGGACATGTTCGATTGCCGGCGGCGACTGGATGCTAGGAACGGGCGGGATGGGCGGCGTCTGCGCCTCTCGCCGGTCTTCGCCGTTGTCCAATTCCTCGCGTAGATAGAGTCCGCCGAGCACGTCCGCGAAGCCGTCGCGCAGCGTGAACGCTCTGGCGCGCATCTGGAGCATACGATCAGGGAACTGCTGCCATGGTCCCTGTTTGCCCCATAACCCGGCGCGCTTTGCGTCTGACACGCTGAACCGGCGAATTACCGGCTCAGGCTCTCCGCGCCGTTTCGCCTCACAGATAGCCGTGCGCGCGTCGCCATCGCCTTCAACCCGCTCGCGCACCCATTCACAAAGCCCAGAGCCGCGCACTAGGCCAATGGCACCGTCGCCCCATATCGTTGGCCGGCCGTTAACGACGGCGATCTTGTCCAGCGCCATCATAGGGGTAAGCCCGACCTCCATCCCGCGCATGATGGCGATCATGCACTTTTCCGGCGTGTCCATGCCTTTAGGAGCCATGCCGGCCATGCAGATGGCTTTGCCGAGCCGATACGCCTCATCCATCGTCTGAGGGACTATTGCGCTTGGGCGGGCCCCTACGGTCAATTGTGGGCGCGGTTCGATTGTCGCAACGTTGCTCATGATCTGTCCTCAAGCTGCGAATTCTGTGACGCGCTTTTCGACGCCGGGCGGGTTCGCGCCTGCCGCGCCGAGGCGATTGGCGATCTTGCGGCAGGCTTCAAGAAATTCCGGCGGCGGGTTTTCGAGCGCTGCCAGATGCGCGGCGAACGCCGGCAGATCGATCACGACGTAATCCACACGGGTTTTGAGCGCGACGCGCGTTCCCCGCGTGCCAGCGGCGACGTTCTTGACGGGCGCTGGCTCTTCGATTGCCTCTGGCTGCGGAGGCGGCTCACCATTCTCTGCGGCGGCGCGTGCGGCTTCCTCGGCCGCCTTGCGTTGTTCCTCGGCGAGGCGTCGCGCTTCTTCCTCGCGCCGACGTTTTTCGGCGAGCGCGAATTTCTCGAATTCCTTCTTGAGCCACGATTTCTTCTCTGCTGCCAATTCAATCACCGGCAACCATTTCGCTTGCACGGCCTTGGCGGCTTTGTCGTGCGGCTCTTTTTCGTTCTTACGCGCTTTATCGGCTTCCTTCTCAAGTTCGCCGAACGCGCCGGCGAAGTTCGCTGCCTTGTCAGCATGCTCTTGCGTTGCAATCTTCCCGCCAATCGACGCCAGCCATTTACGCGCCTCGTCAATCATATCGTTGATCTGCGCCGCCAGAAGCTCGTGCGGCGGGAGAGATTGAGAGTTGTCGCCGGCGCCGCGCTCCGGTATTTGCACGTCCTCAGGCCAGCCCCCGCCGTTTTTGATGTGCATGAAAAGTTCGCGCGTGATTGGCGCACGACAGACGAAGCCGAAAAGTTCGTCGATCTCATCTTTGTGGCGAGGGCAATAGCCACTCGTCACGGAGCACACCCATTGCTCGCCATCTTTCCAAATCGCCACGGCGCGCGAACTGCGGTCGCGATAGAAACCGGCGTGAGGCGTCCCAGGCGTTGTTTCAGGCTTCTCGCCGAGAAGCGAACGCCGCCAAAATTCCCAAATGTCGCTCATCGTCCCCCCTCGCCTCGCCGATAGGCGATCAGATATTCGTTGACGGTGAAGCGCTCGCGTCTGGAGTCTCTGAAGGCCGCATATGATTCCGCAAGATTGTGCCAGGCATCTGATAAATTCTCGCGCTCCGCTTCTTTCCCATCGCGAAATCCTTCTTCAAATCCAGCCATGCGCGCGCGTTTTATTTCTATGCCGCGCCGCCGCGCTATTTCTTCCGCGCGCGCCAATTGTTGGCTTTCTATTAAAAATGCGACGATGAATATGAGTGGCGCAACCGCGATGAAGAAAATGTCCATGGCGTCCGGCGGCGCCAGAACAGACAAAATGACTATCCACAACATTAATTCCGCGCTCATTGCTCACCCTTTCCTTTGATGACATGCGCGACACGCTCCGACTCGATGATTAAAGCTCCAAGTGCGCTCTCGATAAGGAAAAGGTCAAATATCATCGAATTCGCTCCAACGAATTATCGTCATGACGCTTGAACCAACCACCTTGGCACAATCTAGACATCGTAGGCGACAGAGTTGACGCGGCAAATCCTGCGGCCTCCAATTGATCGCGACATTTTGCTAAATCGAGTTTTCCGCCAATAGGCGTGTTGTCGAATACGATCTTCGCGGCGCGGCTGTTGTTCGGGTCGCGGAATGACTTCGGCTGGGTCTTTTGGCTTGTTCTTTCTCCATACTCGCTTACATGGAAAGTGACACCCTCATTAGCGAGAGCCGCAATGATCGTTCCCAGCTTCTCGCTGCTGTCGATATCGAACGATAGCCTATAGATTGACATGTCTATTGATCCTTTCGCTGATTGGCGCTCACTCCGCTGCCTCGGGTTGGGATTGATCTTCATTCATGATGGCGCGAAACGCCGCAACTGCGCGCCTGACGCGATTGATTTTAACGGCGTCGCCGTCAACGAAAATGATTGATTTCGGGCCGCCATATTCACTAGCGTCGCCAAATTCAAAAACGGCGCATGTATCTTGGTGGCGCTCATTGATTGTTATATCTCCATGTATATGGAGATGATTATATGCGCTCATTGCTCACCCTTTCTTTTGAGGAACGTGCGCGATCCGAGCCTTTGGCTCCGACTCGACGATGCAAACGCAACAAACAAACACGATAAGAGGTGCGGCAAGTGCGAGTATGCTAAGCATGTGTTTGTTGCTCCTCTAATTGCGCGTCGCGCCTATCTGACGCCGCCCAATAAAATTCAGCCGCGATTTCTGTCCAATTAATCTCACGCCAGGCATACTGGAAAAGCCCCGCAGGAACGCTCGCGCCTTCCATGAACAGCCCCGTCGCGATCAAATATTCGTGAACCTCATCTTTAATTAGTTCTCCTACGTGACGTTGGGCCTCAAATCCCAAACGTCGCGCGCTGGTCAGCGCGCATTCGGCGGCGTCTTCTGCATGGTCGCGAAGCTCGTCCGTCTCCCGGACGAACGCCGCCATCTGCGCCGTTGGCGGGTTGCAGAAGCCGTTGAAAGTGCTTTTTACGGCGTCGAAGACTTGGACGTTCATGGCGTCGCCTCGCTTTCTTGGGCGAGCGCGGCAGCGCCAAAGGCCGTCAGACGCCAGCGCGCAGCGTTGCGCCAAATGCTGGAAGAAAAAGACTGAGGAACAGCTAGCCGAGCATCCTCAAGCCGCGCGCCTGTGTTGCGATGGAAATAGCCATCGCCCTTGGCGATCTTCTTCAGCGCCTCGCGCTGGCCTTTGGTGAGTTTGTGGGATTGCGCCATCTCTTCCCCATCCGCTTTGCGATTAGCCGGAGCCGTCGCCGTAGCCGGAGCCGTCGCCGGAGCCGGAGCCGTCGCCGTCGCCGTAGCCGTAGCCGTAGCCGTAGCCGTAGCCGTAGCCGTAGCCGGAGCCGTCGCCGTAGCCGTCGCCGGAGCCGGAGCCGTAGCCGGAGCCGTAGCCGTCGCCGTAGCCGGAGCTGTCGCCGTCGCCGTAGCCGGAGCCGGAGCCGTCGCCGTCGCCGTCGCCGTCGCCGTAGCCGTAGCCGTAGCCGTAGCCGTAGCCGGAGCCGTAGCCGTCGCCGTCGCCGGAGCTGTCGCCGGAGCCGGAGCCGTCGCCGGAGCTGTCGCCGGAGCCGGAGCCGTCGCCGTCGCCGTCGCCGGAGCCGGAGCCGTCGCCGTCGCCGTCGCCGTCGCCGTCGCCGGAGCTGTCGCCGGAGCCGGAGCCGTCGCCGTCGCCGTCGCCGTCGCCGTCGCCGGAGCCGGAGCCGTCGCCGTCGCCGTCGCCGTCGCCGTAGCCGTAGCCGTAGCCGTAGCCGTAGCCGTAGCCGTAGCCGTAGCCGGAGCTGTCGCCGGAGCCGGAGCCGTCGCCGTCGCCGTCGCCGTAGCCGTAGCCGGAGCCGTCGCCGTAGCCGTCGCCGGAGCCGTAGCCGTAGCCGTAGCCGTAGCCATCGAATTTTTCGGCGGTGATTCCGTCATCGAAAAGTTTGATCGTCCCCATCACGCTGCCTCGATGGTGGCGGCGGCAGCAGGCGTGCAATCAATGATCTCGCACGCATCCAAAATGGCGATGCTGGAAACGGTCGGTTCGATTCTGGATTTGCTGGCGTCTATGCCGATCGACGCACAGCCGCTCAATGACACGCCTTCCATGGCTTGCCATTTCCACATGCGGCGGGAATCCTTCAGCCAAACCGTGCGCCCATCATAGGCAATGAGCTTGCCATAATGGACTCCAGCATTATGCGCTCTGACGATAACCGCGCGGCCATCTCCTTCGACGCGGGAAGAGGAAGCCTTCTGCGCGCCAAACATGGCAGCCAGTTCTTTTGCCTGGCCAATCGTCAATTGGTCGATATTCATTATCCTCACCTCCATCCGCTTTGCGGTATGGAGACGAGTATGGGGACCATACGTCCCTAAAGTCAAGGACAAACTGTCCCTTTTTTGAGTTATTTTGTTCTTCTAATGTTTTCAATAATTTTGCGTTGAGCAACCACCCGATTTGCCTCTTCTCCAGTCACAAAATAATCTATTGACACGCCAACGAGGGCGCAAAATCGATCATATAAATGCGGAGGGATAGCCGTGCGGCTCTCATATTTCTTGTAGGTCTCATAGGGGACTCCGAGGAGTTCTGCCATTCGCGGCCCCTTCCAAGGCGTGCGCTTTTCTCTGCACTCGCGCGTGCGTTCGATGATCGCCGCATCATATGCAAGCTCTTCGTTAGATTTCTTAGGCATTTGAATATGCTAGCGAATTTCATCGCCCGCGTATCGGGATGGGTTGTCCCTTGACAAAGGGACGATGTGTCCCCCATAATCATCATTATGATGGACGAACAAACCAGGTGGGAATTGATCGAAGGGGCAGCACGCGCTTTGTGCGTGAGCCCGCAGGCGAGCAAGAAATGGCGTCGGCGCGGCGTGCCGCACAAATGGCGTCTCCCAATTATCCAAAAAACAGCAGGCGCGCTGACGGCCGATGATTTCTATCCGATCGGCGGACGCGGCAAGGCGCGCAACATCCAGACGATATTGGAGCCCGCGCAATCATGACGCCTCAATCCTTCTGGCTTCCCGTTTTCGCTTCCGGCGCGCTCATGCTCGCTGGTTTCGCTTTCATGATCTCAGAGCGATTGCTGTGAGCTACTGGTCAGAACCTTTGGAATATTGGCGCGTCCAGCAACAGCGCGAAAGCGCCATGAAGAGGGCGCGAGCCGCTGGCGTTGAAGAAATCCCATCGACAATCCCCCCTCGCCTAATTTGCGAATTCGTCGATTGCGCGATTTACCACGGTAGGACTCGCGCCGAGGCATATTGCGCAAAACTTCAAGCGGAGTTCCCGCAATGATCTTCCCTGCGCGCAGCGGCGACCTCCCCGCCTGCATGAGGCTGCGCGCCAACTTGCCCGAGCGAGTTTTCTCCTTCGCTCGCTCGGGCTTTTTCTTTTCCTATCGGGCGAGACATTCTGGCGCTTATCGCAGGGCGCTGTTGTCGAAGCTTGCCATCGCCCGCCCGGCGGCGACCGATATAGCCGGGCGTCTATTCGCGTCATTTCATTCGATGGCGCAAAGCTAGGTGGTGATTCATGGCGATCGAAATCGAAACTGGCATTCCCGTTCCTTCTTTGCGTGGCCGCCAAGCCCCGCAATATCCATTCTCTCAGCTTGAGATTGGCCAATCTTTTTTCGTCACTGGCATAAAGCCTGGGACGCTTCGTGCTCGGGCGAGCGTATATGCCAAAGAGAATGGCGCCGGGAAAAAATTCAAGGTGTCCGCCGCTGAAAAGGATGGCATCGCAGGCTTGCGCGTTTGGCGCATCGCCTAAGACGGATTACGCGCATATAGCGCGAACAAGGCTTCGCGTTGCGGAACCCAACGCGGAGAAACGAGGGCCAAGTCCGCGCGCGGACGGGACAAATGGCTCTGTCGCGCCCGCGCGCTCCCGGAGCACGAGATACTGAGGCTCCGCGTTCGATGTTTTTCAGGACGCCAAGTGCTGCCAGGCCGATCGGGGTCCATGTTTCGTAAGTGGGTTCGTCATGCTCTGCCATGCCCCATAGGAGCATGACGCATGAGCGCGAATAGTGGAAAATTTGGACACGAAATGAGCACGGCTAGTCTTTGCGAGCGGATTGTCCGCGAAACGATGATCGAGCATGGCGTCAAGAAGCCAGACGCGCGCCGCATCGTTGCTGGAGAGGCTGGTGTGCATCCAGGAACCATCAGGCGTCTGTGCGATGGATCGCTCAAGAATATCGAACGCATCACAGAAAAGCTTAACGCTTACGCCATCAGACGCCTCGAAAGAAAGATTGCGGCGTGTGAGCACGAGCTTGCGATTGCTCGCCTTAAGGCTGCGCGCAGGGACGATATTGACATTCTACGCGCTGAGGCTGCGCTGGAAGCGGCTCGTGAGGCGTTGAGACTGGAATGAAAGAAGCCGATATCCAACGTGCGATCGTCAATTATCTGCGGAGCGTTTTGCTCCCGACGCACCGCGTCGTGGCGTTTCCGAACGCATCGCGCAGAACGGCGACAGGCAGAGCGGCAAACGCGGTTCCCGGCCTCACGCCAGGCGTATTCGATCTGATCATCTTTGGCGGCTCCCGTTGTTGGTGGATGGAAGTCAAAACCCAGAAGGGTCGTCTGAGCCACGCGCAAGAGGAATGGCGCGATTGGTTGCTGACGATGGGGTTAATCCCCTTCGCCGTCGTTAGGTCGATAGACGACGCGCGCACGGCGATTAACGCATGGGGAATTCCTAATAGGGAGTCAGTTCGATGAGTTTCCAAGAAATGCCGCTTCCTGGGATCGAGCGCAAGCGCATACCTGCGCGTCCGCTTTCATACGAACGGATATGTGAGCTTCGCAAAGCTCGCATCGCTGCCGGCAAGCTAAAAGGCGAAGACACCATCAAAGCGCGTCCATCCAAAAAAACAGGATGGGACAGGATTCCGGCCCCGAACGCGACTCCAGATGAATTGTTCTGTTCTTACATTCCATCTTGGCGAGAGCCATCAATCAAGAGCATTCAGGAAAAGGTATGCCGAGAGTTCGGCGTCTCGGTTTTGGAAATGACCGCGCAGCGGAGGCACAAGGAAATAGCCACTCCGCGTCATGTCGCCATGTATCTCGCGGCGACGCTGACGAGGCATTCTTTCCCCAGCATCGGGAGATTTTTCGGCCGCGATCATACGACGGTCTTGCATTCTGTGCGTCGCAGAATGCCGAAATTGCTGGCGCGCGACGCTGATTTGCGCGCGCGCGTCGCCATGCTGGAAGCGCATTTCGGCAAAATGACACTAGACCCAGATGATGCGGAGAGCCGCGTCAATCATAGCTGGTGGGGATCATGATTGCGCGGATGGCGGCGGCAAAGCGCGACGCGAGCTACGAGAAGGACGCGAAATGGTGATCTTCGTTCGCAAAGAGGAACTCGCGGAAGGCGTGACGCTGTATCTCGGCGACTGTCGCGATATTTTGCCTAGGCTTGGTCGATTTGACGCGGTTGTTACTGATCCGCCTTATGGGATTGATTACGGAAAGCGTGGCTCGTTCAGAGCCTCACACGGATGGGGGCCGTGGCGCGAACAGGTAACATGGGATGCCGACCGTCCTGAACGATATATATTTGATGTAATTAGATCATGTAGCAAAGAGCAAATAATATGGGGTGGAAACTATTTTACTGATTATTTACCACCTACGATGAGGTGGCTCGTTTGGGATAAAGGACAACGAGAATTTTCTCTAGCGGACGGAGAATTTGCGTGGTGCAGCCAGCAAAAGGCTGCGCGAATAATGACATATGCGAGATCGTCTGCAGTTCTTGACGGCAAAGAACACCCAACACAGAAGCCGATCGAGGTAATGAAATGGTGCCTTGGTTTCGTTGATGGGTCAATTCTAGACCCGTTCATGGGCAGCGGCACGACAGGCGTCGCCGCTGTCAAACTCGGCCGTAAATTCACTGGCATTGAAATTGAGCCAAAATATTTCGACATAGCCTGCCGCCGCATAAGCGAAGCGCTCAAGCAGCCTGACTTTTTCGTTGAGCCGGCTAAGCCTGCAAAGCAGGAGGCTTTCGAAATATGACAGATCGAATTTTCAGATACGTCGCCCACTGGCGTCGCTCCGCTTACGAGGCGTGTGGCTGGGCTTACTCCGCCGACCTCGGGCCGACGCATGGCCAGTATTCTTGCCTCATGGAATGGGTCGGAGACGGCGAGCCGCGCTCCCCTCTCCCCCACACTAAAGAAACCAGGAGGGATGATGCTTCGCGAGCTTAGCCTATTCTCGGGTATCGGCGGGTTCTCTCTCGGCCTTGAACGCGCTGGCTTCGCAACGCCTGTCGCTTTTGTCGAAATTGATCCGTTCTGCCAGCGCGTGCTCGCCAAGCATTGGCTTGGCGTTCCTATTCACGGCGACGTTACCACGCGAGAATTTATCGAGGGTGAGGCGGATGTCATCACGGGAGGCTTCCCATGCCAGGATATCTCACTCGCTGGCGCAGGCGCCGGACTTGCCGGAGCCCGTTCGGGACTCTACCGGCACGTTATACGAGCCATTCGCTTGGTTCGACCGCGATACGCGATCTTGGAGAACGTGGCAGCGCTGCTTAGTCGAGGGCTGGGAACCGTTCTCGGCGACTTGGCCGAGGTCGGGTATGACGCGGAATGGCATTGCATTCCGGCGAGCGCCGTTGGTGCCCCTCACCATAGAGACAGGGTGTGGATTATTTCCAACCGTGACAAGATCGGACGGAACGCGCAAATCGGGAATCTTAAGTCCGAGGATGTCGTTTGTAACAGACGCCAATGGCCTTCCGCGCCGTTTAGCGAATGGAGGAACGTGGAGCATTGGCTTAAGTCGCCTAGTGCAGATCCTATTTGGGAAAATGCTCCCGATACGTCTTGCGGAGTGGATGATGGGGTTTCCTCAGGATTGGACAGCCCTGAAATAGGAGCCCTCGGCAACGCCGTCGTCCCGCAAGTCGTAGAAGTCATAGGCCGCGCCCTATCCGCTCGCCAGGCGCTCTTGCGGAGGGCGGCATGAGCATAGCTGCCGCAGCCAGAGCGATGCTTGATAGTGGCGCTACCGCAGAGCAGATCGTTGCTATGGTAGAACGCGCGGAAGACATTAAGCGCGAGAAGACCCGCGCATCAAACGCTGAGCGCCAGAGGCGTTTCAGAGCTAACAATTCACGTAACGATGTAACGCGTGACAGCGTTACCGTAACGGATGTAACGCGTGACGCCGTTACGGATGCCGAGCCATATATAGCACGCGCGGGCGCGCCCGTTTGCTCGAATGATTTCTCTAACGAGAAATCTAAATTAGATACCCCCCTTCCTTCGGAAGGACACCCCCAAGCGAAAAAACCAAAAGCTCCTACCCCGCTAGAAATCCTTTCCGAGGTCGTCTCCGAAAAAACCGCAGCCGACGTGATCGCTCACCGGAAGGCTCTACGGAAACCTCTCACGCCGCGAGCGGCCGAGCTGCTGGCTAAAAGCTTGGTTGCAAGCGGCGATGCAGAGCGCGCAGCTGCGACGATGATCGAGCGCGGCTGGCAGGGATACAGGGCGGATTGGGACGTTCCGAATTCTCGCGCCGGTCCGACGCAACAATTCCCAGGAACCAAGAAAACCGAATTCATGGCGTTCTACGAGCAATTATGCGAGGACACCAAAGGCTATGGAAAACAGGCTGAAAGCGAGGTATTTGACGGAAATGTTCATGGCATTCCCGTCATTCGAAACTAAAACGGACGCGTTCAAGGGGACGCTGGCGAGCTACCTCAAATCGGTGGAAGGATACGGACCGGAAATCGTTAGCGAGGCCGCTTTGACGGCGACGCGGAAGGGCGGCGCATGGCCGCCGAGCGCGCCGGAATTTTACGAGATGTGCAATCAAGTTGCTGCGCGTCGTTTTCAACGGCGTGAGGCGGTTGCGAGGCTTACGGCGCCCGTCGAGCAATTTTCCGACGAGCATCGCGAAGCTATGAAGGCGATGTTCCGCGATCTTGTTTCGAAAATGGAAAACGGCGCATTGGAGCATCCGAAAAATGGGTTCTCGAATGATGATCTCGCCAATCCTAACGCAATCGTGAATCGCAGGGGACAATTGCCATATACGATGCGTCCGGGGGCTCCATTCGGATTCCAGACTCCATTCGCGCCATATGGGTTCCTGACGCCAGCGGAGCTTGCCGAGCCTTCTGTCGTCATGAATTCGCATCGCGTTAGAGCCCCGTCATGGCGGGAAAAATGGGATCGAATGCACGGCTATGCTGGCTGGCGCGACGCGGCCGAATAACAGCAATGAGCGTCGAAGCTGAGATTCGCCACGCGATCAGGCAAGCAGTTTGATTGGGCGAAGGCAATGAACGAGGATGCGTGATAAAGCATTTCCTCGGCATTCATGAAACCGCTGGAGAGGCGTGATGGCTATGAGCATGAGGGATAGGATCGCGCTGGCGATTAGTGGGAGTGGAGTCACGTCCGCAAAAGCGCTTCGAAAGGCCGACGCCGTCCTTTCCGAACTGGAAACGCCGACCGAGGGAATGAAATTGGCGATGAGCGACGAAGCGCAGGAATACGCGATTTGCGACAGCAACGCGCCGCTGGCGATATTCACCGCCGCGATCCGCGCCGCTCGGGAGGGTAAATAGCCATGTCCATGACGCCTGAGCAGGAAGCCGAGCTGGTCGAGAAGATGGCGGACGCCATAGGTGAGGCGTGGGATTGCCCAGAGGAAGACGACGACAGATTGCGCGTCTATGCCCGCGCCGCGCTCGCCATCGCTCGTCCGATCATCGAGAAAGAGGCATATGAAAAGGCGGCAAAGGCGGCCTCTGGAGAAATAAGCTGCAGGGACAACAATTGGAGGCAGGATGGGTATAGAGAATGGGATAGTTCCGGTCTTTACGGCATGGCCCGCGATCACGCTGCTATGGCTATTGTTGCGCTTGCTAAAAAATGATGCGCCTAAAAATCACATATTCGCGACGAACTTTCAAATTCCGGCGCGGCCCTCGAATAGTCCAGATAGTCAGCTTGCGGCGAGTTCCGATCAAGCGAATATGGAGATTGGCGGCGTGAAAAGAGGTTTAAAGGCAGTCTTGCTGATGGGCGCGCTTCCTTCTCTCCATATAGGCTCCTTGGAGCATTCTCAGTGGGGGGAGTGGTGGCATTTCATGATTGCTTTCATCTCAACATGGGCAATGTTGATCGGCGCGTATTTTTATGGGCGTCGAGATGAGCGAGGCGACGAATGAGCGCGCGAGCGAAATCTATCGTTCCCCCTCGACGCTGGAAAAACGGAAACCGCGCCGTTAGCCGCGCCGCCAAGCAAATAGAGGCCCATCAGAAGGCTCTGGAAGAGGCGGAGATGCGCGTGGTGCTAGCGCAACCTCATAGGCTCGGGAGCCGCTCACAGAAGCGCGAAAATGCTCTAGGGCGCTTCTGCGAGGATAATCGGTTGATCGATGAGCTCTACCGCGCCGGCACAGAATATGGTGCGCTGCGCCGCAAATGGCAGGCGGTGAGTGGCGCCCCGCTCATGGATAGGCTCGGGGGTTCCGGGGCAGATATCCCATGGGAGGTCGTCCACGCATGGAAACAGGCTATAGACCGTTGCGAAATGGCAGTTTTGGGATGCCGCAGTATCGACCAGCGCGCATATGGTCCTGCGGCGCTTGGCTATGTCGCGTGGTTATGCTGCGACGGGAAGGAGTTCCCGCAAAACGGCGATTGGATGGATGCTGTTGCAGGATTGGTGGCGCTAGCGCTTGAGCTTGGCCATATAGACCAGAAATTGATTGACCGGAGAGGCATAAATTCGGCATTTGTGGATTGATTTGAAAAGGCTATTGACAAACACAAAGAACAGCGGCAGCGTGGCGTTCGAACATGGGTTTTTGCGCCGGGATATCGCTCCCGGCGCTTTTGATTCGAGCGGCGGCGTGGAAAGCAGACACGCAAACGGCCTATCGAGGTGGCAGACGCATCCGCCAGCATGGCGAACCGCTAACACAAAACGGCGTCTGTGGCGTTGGCCGTGCCTGTGTTATCGGAATGCGCATTCGGGCGCGAGCCGTGCCCAGACAGCCGCTCGAATCAAAATCGCCGCCATAGCTCAGTGGCAGAGCAGCGCGCTTGTATCGCGCCGGTCGCAGGTTCAAATCCCATGCTGGCGGCTCCAAGTCATGCGGCTGGGCTAAATCCCCAGCCGCTTTCTCACGCCCTCGAATTCCATGGCGATCGTAACCAGCAACTCGATTGGTCTGGGAATAGGAGCTGGCGCACCATTGCGTTCGCCAGCTTCCCATCCTCGGACGGTCCTGCCAGAAGCGACGCCGAAAACTTTGGCAAATCTCTCGGCGCTAAGGCCGAGAGATTTGCGGGCTTTTTTGAGATCGGCAGGGGTCATCGTTAATGACTGGTCAGGGCTATCGGCTCAAGATTGCGGGCGCAGCCGCGCGCATGATCCCAAACAAACCCGTTTGCTACGGCGTCATCCTCAGCGATGCGCTTGCTGATTTTGGATAGTTTATAATTTGCGTCGATTAGTGCGGCGATTTGCTGCGCGGGTAGCGCCGATAAAACTTCTTGAGGGATGGCGTCTAGCATCGCGCAAAAACTCTCTCGATACTCACCTATCATGGAGATTTTAGCTGCCCTGTTGATTTTCCGGGCGTGACGTCCTATAAAATACATGTCAGCCTCCATCGGCTTGGAGTGTGGTTCTCGCGAGCATCGCGCGAGAGTGGATCGAAACACTGCTGGTGTTGTGTCAAGATAGACAGTCGTGGCCGGCCCCATGAGGGGCCGGTTTTTGTTGGCATCTACTTGGTGTGCTATTCTAAGCGGCATCCATCACGATGATCTCGCGAATCTGCTCGTCGCTCGGCTCATTGTCGAGGACATAGGAGCGCCACACCAAAGCGTCGGGCGGGAAAAACAGCTCTGCCTCGATAATCCATACGGTCGCGCCCGTAGACGGACGGACGTAGGACCACAGCGCGACTGCCGCCTCCGTGTAATCGCGCGTCAGCAGCCCGCCGATCTCTCGGATTTTTGTGCAGCATATTCCGTATTTTTCGACGAGGGTCGCGCGCAGGCGGGGGCCTGACTCAGTCTCGTCATGTTGGAGGATGGTGATCATCTCGCCCTCGTGTCGCGAATATATCCAGCAGGCGGTGGTTTGGCCTTGGGGGCAGGGTGTCAAGCTCCCGTAGACTCGGCGGCCTGGGCGGCCCATAAATCAAGATACTTCGTATCCAGAGGTAGACCGAGACGGGCACATTCTTCATCATGCTCGATCTGCATCAACTCGTTGCTGGACAATTTGCGGCCATAGCGCTCGATCATCATGGCGTTGGCTTTTTCGAAAAGCTCATCAGCTACGGCCCTGAATTTTGCGGCCTCCTCCTTGTCGCCAATCATGGCCAGCACCGTGGCGCGCTGGGCGGCAAGAATAGCGTCATTCTCAATTTTTCTGATTTCTGCCGCTGTGGTCATTGTCTCTCTCCATCTTGGCGGGCGCTATCGCCCTACGACACTGGCATAATGCCCTAACTGGGTAATCCTGTCAAGCGAAAAATGAAAATGCCGTGCAAACCTAAACCTCGCCCCAAACCAAAGCCGGGGAAGTAATGCCTAATGGGTGTCCTCAAAAATCCCAGGTGGGAGCGTTTCGCCCAAGAACTGGCGAAGGGGAAAACAGCCGACGCTGCATATGAGCAAGTTGGGTTCAAAAAAAACCGCCACAACGCCGCTCGTCTAGCCCGCGAAGAACACATCAGAACCCGCGTCGCCGAGCTTCTCGCCGAACGCGATGAAATGGCCCGTAAGGCCACAGAGAAGGCTGCTGAGGCGCTTTCGATCGACCGCCAATGGGTAATGTCCCGCTTAATCGAAAACGCCCAGGCGGCCTCCGCTGCCGAAGATTATGGCCCATCGAATAAAGCACTCGAACTGCTCGGCAAGGAGCTGGGCATGTTCATTGATCGGAAGCAGATAGACATTGACGGCGAATTGCGCAGTCTCTCCGACGCCCAACTTGTCGCGCTACTCGCGGGCGGCGCTGAGGAGGGAGGCGACGAGGAGGGCGATTTCCCGCTCACTCACTAATTGGTGTCGGCTTTGCGGGTTTGAGCCCGCAGCGCATCATAAGTTGATCGTTAATGAGCTTGAAGCGGTAGTTCGCGGGGAAGTTGCACGATTGGCGCTATTTCTGCCGCCTGGTTCTGCAAAATCAACCTACGCGAGCATACTTTTCCCGCCTTGGTTCCTAGCGCACAAGCCTTCGGCCTCGATTATTGCTGCGTCGCACACCCAAGAATTGGCGGAAAAATGGGGGCGGCGCGTCCGCAACTATGTCGGGCAACATTCCGGGGTGCTGGGCGTCGGACTCGCTGGCGATAGTAGCGCCGCTGGCAGATGGGAAACGAGCGCGGGCGGCGAGTATTTTGCGGCGGGCGTCGGCGGGTCGGTTACTGGCCGGCGCGCCGATCTGGCGATCATCGATGATCCGATACGCTCGCGCGAAGATGCGGACAGCCAAACGATCCGCGACAAGCAATGGGATTGGTGGCGGTTCGATTTGCAAACGCGGCTAAAGCCGGGCGCCGGCGTGATATTGATCCAGACCCGCTGGCATGAAGACGATCTTGCGGGGCGCATTCTAGCCGAAGAAGCCGACCGCTGGCGCATCATCAAATTGCCGATGGAGGCGACGGCAAATGACGATCCGCTGGGCCGCTCGCTTGGCGAGCCGCTTTGGCCCGAATGGTTCAACGACGAGATGCGCGCCGACGCGAAACGCGATGCGCGCCTTTGGTCCGCGCTATATCAGCAAGAGCCAACTCCAGAGGAAGGCGATTACTTCAAAGCGGAATGGATTCACCCGGTAGACTCCCTGCCGCCGCTCGCCACGCTGCGCGTCTATGGCGGATCGGATTATGCGGTGACGAGCGACGGCGGCGATTACACGGTCCACGCGGTTATCGGGCTCGATTCTGACGAAAACCTCTATCTCCTAGACCTCTGGCGTCGGCAAGTTGCGTCTGACGAATGGGTAGAAAGCTGGTGCGATCTTGTTCTCAAGTGGAAGCCGATGGAATGGGCGGAAGAACTTGGGCAAATCCGCTCCGGCGTCGGGCCGTTCCTCGATAAGCGAGCCCGCGAGCGTCGCGCCTATTGTCTACGGACACAGTTTCCTACTCGCGGCGATAAGGCGGTCCGGGCTCAGTCGATCCGCGGCCGTATGGCGATGCGAGGTTTGCGAGTGTTATCCTCTGCGCCGTGGCGGAATGATCTTATCAGCGAGCTTTTACGGTTTCCGGCTGGCGTCCACGATGACCAAGTTGACGCGCTTGGCCTTGTCGGTCAGCTCTTGGACAAGATGACTGCGGGATATCGAGCGAAGCCGCCAAAGAAGCCGGAAGACGCATCTGGCTATCGCTCGGTCGATGACGACTTCGACTCTCTCTCGATAAAGACGATCTGATGCTCGCAGTCCAGCAACAGCAAACGCAGGGAAGGGACACGCAGTTTTACGGCGGCGTCGATCTCGCCAAGCGCCGTCGCGAGTATGACGACTATCTCACCGCCAAGGCGGAGGAAATCAAAGAGCAGCGGCTGGCGCGGCATTATTTTCACGGCGATCAATGGACGGAAACCGAACTAAAGGTTCTGAAAGATCGCCGGCAAGCCCCGGTGACCAACAACCTGTTCTCGCTCAAGATCAATGGCATTGTTGGCGTTCTTGAACGGCTTAAGCAAGACCCGAAAGCCTATCCCCGCACGCCAAAGCATGAGCAAGGATCTGAAATCGCGACGGCGGCGCTGCGCTATGCGCTTGACGCTGAGCAATGGGAGATGATCTCGCCAGCGAGCGCGCGCGATTGCGGCGTGACTGGCGTCGGCGGTCTGGAAATCGAGATTACGCAGGGAGACATGGGAGATAGCGAGGTTGGATTAAACCCTGTGGACTCCGACCTGTTTTTCTATGATCCGCGCTCATTCCGGGATGATTTTTCCGACGCGCGTTTCATGGGTGTGGCGAAATGGGTCGGTGTGGACCTCGCCAAGGAGATGTTCCCGGAAAAGGCAGACGATCTCGACGGCGTTTTCGATGGCTCTACCGGCGCGGGGGCGGCGCATGATCAGGACCGCGAGCGCAAATGGGTGGACACGACAAATAAGCGCATCCGATTGATCGATCACTGGTATATCGAGCGCGGCGAGTGGAAATGGTGCGTCTATTCCGGCTACACGGAACTGATGTCGGGCGACTCGTTTCTGATTGACGAGAAAGGCAAGACGCAGAGCAAATACATCATGTTCTCGGCGAACGTCGATCATGACGGCGACCGCTACGGGTTTTTCCGCAACATCAAATCGTTGCAGGATGAGACAAACCAGCGCCGGGCGCGGTCACTGGCGATGCTCAACGGCCGCCGCATCCGCATGACGGAGGGAGCGGTCAATGATGTTGAAAAACTGCGCCGGGAAGCATCGCGACACGATGGCGTGATTGTCCATTCTCCGGGAGCTGAGCTTGAATTTGAGGACGCCAAGTCGCTAGGCGACATGAGGTCGCATCTGGAATTCTCGATTAAGGCGGAGCAGGATATTGAGAAATTCGGCCCGAATCCAGCATTGATCGGCGAGGATACCAAAGCGGATTCTGGTCGGGCGATCAATCTGCTGCAACAGGCGGGAATGGCTCAAATCGGGCCGTTCATGATCTCCTACAAGGCGTGGAAACTTCGGGTTTACCGGGCGGTCTGGAATGCGATCCAACATTATTGGACGGCGGAGCGTTGGATTCGTGTCACGGATGACGATGGCGTAGCGCAGTTCATTCAGATCAATGGGATAGATGTCGATGAATTCGGCCGCCCGGCGATGGTCAACGCTCTTGGCTCACTTGATGTTGATATTATTCTCGACGAAGGGCCAGACACGATCAACATGCAGGCCGACGCATTCGACGCGCTGTCGGCGCTGGCCCGCGCTGGCGAGAGAATGCCCCCCGGACTGTTGATTGAGCTTGCCCCGATTCAGTCGAGCATCAAGAAAAAATATCTCGACATGATGCGGCCTGCTCCAGAGCAACAGCAGATGCAGCAGGCGGCGGCGCAATTGCAATTTGCTGGCGCTCAAGCCGATGTAGCCGACAAGCAGGCGGCGGCAGAGCTTAAAAAGGCGCAGACGGTCAAGGTGCTCGCCGACGCGGGCGCGGTGGGTCAACCGCAAGGCGAAGCCGGGCCGTCGCAGATGGAAATGTTCGCGCAGGTGTCGGAAACTGCGGCGCGGACGCATGATCTGCACGCCACAGCTTATCTCAAGGAAGCTCAGACAGCGAAGACCTACCAAGACATTCAACTCGCGCCGCAGCGACAACAGCAAGAATTTGCGCTTAAGAGCCAGCAGATGGCGCAGCGCAATTTAGGCCAGCGCGCCTAACGAGTTCGTCTGACGCGACGATACAGCGTCCGGCACGCCCGCCGTCAATGGGTGAACCGTAGTTCTCCGACGACACAGGACGAAAATGGAAATCGAACGCGATGACTTCGCGGGCGGCGACGACTCACGTCTGTTGCAGTCCGCATTGGGTGACGAAGCTCCTGTCGAAGAGCAGGCGAGCGAAGCGCCGGTAGAGGAAACGAAACCGGAAGCGCCGCCGCGTGACGAACATGGGCGGTTTGCGCCGAAGGCTCAGGAAGAGTCGGCGGAACAAGCCCCCGTCGAAGCCGCGCCGCCTCAGACGCAGGAACAACAGCAGCGCGATCCCGGCGTTCCTCGTTTCCGCGTGAAAGAGGAAGCTGATAAGCGCCGCTCGGCCGAGGAACGCGCCGATCGTCTTGAGCAAATGCTTATGCAGATGCTCCAAGCGCAGCGAGCGCCGCAACAGCCGCCGCAGCAACCGCAAGAGCCGCCGGATATCTTCACGGACCCTGACGCTTGGTATCGCTATAAGGCAAACCAGGAACTCTCGCCGGTGTTGCAGCAGATTCAGGCCGCAAGGCTTGAAGATGCGCGCGCGGTCGCAAGCGTCATCCACGGCGAGGAAACGGTCAAGGCGGCTGAGCAGGCTTTCAATGAGCTCGCACAGCGCGGCGGCATTGATCCTGCCGAATATCAGCGCATCCAAACGAGCGCCAACCCGTTCCGGGCGGCGGTCGAATGGCATCAGCGCCAAGCGGTCCTGCGCGAGGTCGGAAGCGACCCGAAAGCCTATCGGCAACGGGTCATCGAAGACGCGCTGAAAGACCCGGAAGTCATCGCGAAGGTCATTGAAACCTATCGCAACGGCGGGGCCGCGCCCGCCGCCAAGCCCAACAATCTTACGCGCTTGCCGCCGTCGCTTACGAGAGCGTCGGGGTCATCCGCACAGGGTGACGCCGACCAATTCGACGATAGCGACCGGGGGCTTTTGCGGAGCGCGCTTTCCGGCCGATAGGCCGAAGGGTGACTTCAAATGGCTATCACGTCAATTCAGAGCAATAACAAGCTCGTCCAGTATCGTCGCGAGATCATTCGCGAATATGTCAGGGAAAATCTGTTCTCGCCCTACATGGGCGACGGCATGAATGCGATCATTCGCACGCTGACCGACGCCAAGAAGGGCGGCGAACAGATCAACATCCCGCTCGTTTCGTCGCTCCAGGCGAGCGCGACGGGAACCGGAACGCTGACCGGCAACGAAGAGCGCATCGACAACTATGGTATGCGCGTTTGGGTCGATTGGGCGCGCCATTCCGTCGCGACCAATGACGCCGAAGAGCAGAAGGACAGCGCCGCTGTATTTCAGGAAGCGCGCCCGCTTCTCAAGGACTGGGGTCTCGAACTCCAGCGCGACGAAATCATTCAGGCGATGATGGCGTTGCCGAGCGAGTCGGCGCCGGCGAATCTCGGCTCCGCCGCCGGCCAGCGCGTCAATGGCGTCCTCTATGAGGCGGCGACGGCGGGCCAGCGCAATACCTGGAACTCGGACAATTCCGACCGCGTTTTGTATGGCGCTACCACGGCGAACTACAATGCGACGCATGCCACGGCGCTTGCCAACTGCGACACGACCAATGACCTGTTCAACGCTTCGGCGGTGCAGTTGCTCAAATTGGTCGCGCGCAAGGCCAGCCCGCGCATTCGTCCGTTCAAGATCGCTGACGGTCGCGAATATTTCGTCGCCTTCGCCGGTTCTCTCCCCTTCCGCGATCTCAAGACTTCCTTGCAGACTGTGAACAAGGACGGGCGCCCGCGCGAGGGCAACGGCATGGACAAGAACCCGATCTTCCAGGACGGCGACCTGCTCTATGACGGCGTGATTATCCGGGAAGTGCCGGAAATCGACTTGTTCGTCGAAGGAACCTGGACTTCGCTGTTGACCGCCGGCGCGGC